TCACCGTTCTTAATGTTTGTGGCACGAGCAACAGCAACCTGCGTTCCACCTCTACCATATTCTCTACGCCATTCTAAACCTTTTTCAGCTTCTTCTATCATTCCTTTTGTTGGCTTAGTATCTATGTCTTGCAGGTCTTTAAATTCGTGCTTTAAATCTTCTTGTTCTATATCCTCATTTGATACACCTTCTTTTTCTTGGTCATCTTCTGATTGAGTTTTAACAACATCTAAATCAATGAAATCAGCAGGTTTAAGCGTTTTAAAGTATAAATCAAGGTTTATGTCATTTACGCTAAATATCTTGTCTAATCCTCTTAAAAGTATGTTTTGAAATGGTACTACGACTGTATTGTTAAATAAACTGTACGCATCTCTTAATTCATCTGCATTAGAACCTAATCCATTTCCACCCTCTGTACGTATTCCAAATAATAGTGGCGATACGCAACGGTGTCCTGCTAGGATTTGATTTACTGCTTGTTTAGACATTCCCTCCCAAGCAGATTGAGCGTCATTCATTTGGATTGGCTCTATAACAGGTGCTGTTTCTTTACCATCATTAAATGTTATAAGTATTTTACCTGCATTTCCACTACCTGCAAACTTTTGGTTTAGTTGTCTTTCTATTGTTCTTCTTTCTTCTTCAGTAGGTACACCATTAGAGAAACCAACGTGCATAGATGGTGTCATTCCTGATGTTATATTAGACAAGTGAAATTGTGCTATCTCTAATTCCATTTGAATCCAATCTGTAGCAGCCACATAATCAGGTGCAAAGCCATAAAACAAAGCAGGGTTTTTATCTCTAATCATTAGAATTTGACTTGCTTGTGTTCTATCTTCTGTATTGAAAGCGGCATACGGTCTTGGTCTGTATTCTGATTTTCTAACCTTAGACCAATCAGCAGAATAATAATAAGTGTCTATTTCGCCATCTACCATTTTACCACTTCTAATATATTGTGCAGGTATATGTAAAATCTTAGCTATTTTGCTTCTATCTCTACTCCAAATAACATTAACATAACAACCGCCAAATAGCTTTAAATCCATTGCTAAATCCTTTAGCACATCATCACCTGAATTATGTAGTAATTCTGTTAGTCGCAAATAACTTTCTTTGTTTGCTTCGCTTTCATCTAAATTAGTAGCAGCTAATCCTTCGCCATAAATCATAGCACCGATTGACTTAATTAATGCACCATTAATGGCACTACCTAAAAATAATTCTAATAGATAATTAGGATATAAATTATCTTCACCAAAAGAAACCCAATCTTGATTTGGTCTTTCAACTAAATGAGGTATGTTGTAATGTGATAATTTTACTAAGTTTAAATTCATAGTTAATTGGTTATATATACGCTGTCTGTATCAGCGTCATTAGTTGTATATTCAGTATAAATTACAGACCTGAAATCGTTACTGCTACCTACCGCTTTTCTAGCTTTCATATTTAACAGTCCATTATATAGTGTTGCTGTTGCATTGTCGGGGTTTAATTCTCCTGATGAATTTGTTTGATATATTGTTATGTCATAAAATCCTAACGGAAATTCATCTGTTCCTACTATAACTTCTCCAGCACTTAAATCTTCTGTAGAAGATGTATTCACACTATATTTAAAACTAAGTGCTATTTGTCTTTTATATTTATTTAAATTAGTGCCAACAGCAGGACTAAAACCTGTTCTAGTAAACACTTTTTCTTTTCCTGTTTGCTGACTTTTTAACTTTATTAGAAAATATGGAAAAGACATAGCATAATATGTGTCATCACCAATAGTAGTAGTTGTAAATGTTGGCGTTCCTACAATTTTATCTGCTAAATTTAAATAAAATTGAACAGTGAATGCAAAAGCAGTAGTTGTTTGATTATTTATAAGTGCTTGTATCATATAATCTAACTAATTCTTTCCATTATTACTTCACCTGCTTCACTAATTCCAACATATACCCAAACTTCTTTACTTTCCTCTTTAGTCATCTTTCTTTTTCTTTTTAGGTTTTTCTTCTACGAATAAAGCATTTCTAACGCTTTCGTTTAGTCCTGCTATTTGCTTTTGTGTTAGTTCGTCTAATGGTGTATTAAGCGTGTCAATGCTTTTACCTTCCCATTCTTTTTTAAGTTTCCAAGCCATAGTGTTTTATTATAAATATAAAAGTTTAGTTATTGTTTTTTAGTGTACAAAAAAAGGGGTAATAAAACCCCTCTTTTCTTTATATATTGAGCAACGATTAAGTTCCTACTGTAATTGTTAAAGCAGCATCTGCATCTGATAATCCATCAAATGGATAGTCAGTAGTAGCAGGACCAGAACTTGCAGGTAGTTGAATTAAAGCATTCTTTTCTTCAGCAGTCCATTCTATTGTGTAACCAGTCATATCGCCTTTAGCAGCACCTGTAACAACAGTTCCGCCCGAAACGTGACAACCATTATCAATACCTAATAAAAACACATTGTCGTTAGTATCTTGTACAAAAATCTGCGCTCTTGAATACGCCATAAGTCTTAACTCATTAGTCATATCGTGGTCTATCTTTTGTAGCGTTACAGATAATGCTTGTGTAAAAAATGTAGTTCCGTTAGCATTGTCTGCATTGATAGTAACTGTCATACTTGATAAATTAGGCACTAAATCATATTTAAAAACAGTAGTAGCACTACCTGTAGCACCTGACCAAGTAGCAAAACCTGCTGTAGTCATTTCAGTAGTGTTTATTGTAGCAACAGCACTAATGTTAGTGTTGTATGTTTTACAAATATAAATAGCTTTAAGTCCACCGATTTGGTCTTTACAATCTATTAATCGTCCTCTTGTAATATCACAAGCCATAATTATTATTTATTAAAAGTTAATAAAAGGGTGGTATATTTCAACCACCCATTTAAAGTATTATTTAGAATATGCAACCAACAACTCCGTCAGTCTTAACTCCTGTCTGAACACCGATTGCAAAGTTCATTACAATTCTTACATTGTCAGAACCATCATATTGATATGTTGGTATAACTCGTGCCTCAGTCCAATCAGTAGCTAAGTTAGTTCCGAATACCATATTTTCTTTATATGTTGCAACAATAGCATCATCTGGCATACCAGGACATCTGTAGATTGGGTAGCCTAAATATGTTAAACCATCAATACTTTGGTCTGAACCTCTCATATTAATACCTTGTCCTGAACCTGAAGCAGTTAAAAACTGTCCGTAAAATCCGTACATTTTGTTGTTCATATAGAATCCAAAACCAGCTTTATCAAGTAAACCAGGGTGTGAACCAACAACAGCATTGAAAACAGTTGCCAAAGCATCATCTATATTAGCGTTAGTAGTTGCAGCACCTGAGTTTAAAGTTGATTGTGTAAAGTCTGCACAAGCTGAAGCATTAAGACCACTTTGGTCAAACACTCCATCGTTAGATAAGAAACCTGCACCAAATATACTACCTGCATCTGCAACCCAAATACCATTTTCTAATTGAGCACCTGCTTTACCAGCAACTGAAGCTAATAAAAAGTCCTCAAATGTTCCTGGAAGATTTCCGTTTCTGTCCATATTTTCGCCAATCCACGTTGGAAATACTGTTCCCCTACAAATTTCTTCATTTACTTTAAGGTCAGTAAGTGTTAAAACTTGCTCAGTTAATGATGTGTCATTTCCTGAAGAAAAAGAACAAGCAGCAGAAACGATAGGGTCGTTAATTCCTAAATTAGAAATTACTGCTTTTCTATTTAAACCGTCTATTTGTCGCACATATCCTTTAGCAACTGTGTCTGGTGATTTAACAGCAGCAGTTACATAAGGCAACGCTAATTTACCTGCATAGGTGTTATCAGTTACGGTTATATCAAACTGATACTCTTTACTTAAATTGTAATTATTATTTGCCATTTTTAAAATTATTTGTTGTTTATATAATATGCTGCTCTATCTTTTGTTGACAGCTTCTTTAAATCAATAGTAGAATTAAAATGCGTTCCTTCAGGATTGTATGTAATACCTTCCGTTGCAGGTTCGCCACTTAACTCAACTATTTTCCCTTTAAGTTCTTCTATTTGTGTCATAAGTTCACCTATAACTTCAGAACTCATTTCTGTTTTTTCTTCTTCTACCACTTCTTCTTCTTCAGATAATTCTTCAGCAGATGCTTCTACTTTATCAGCTTTTAAATCAGCTACAGCATCCTCAAGGTTTTTAATTCTTTTTTCCATACCCGCCCAATCTTCTACAACAGCTTCTTCTTCTAATTCTTCTTCTTTAGATTCTACTTCTTCTGACATTTCTTCTTCTTCAGATTTAGCTTCAACATCTTCAGCTTCTTTTTCTTCGCCTAAGTCTAATATTTCAGAAGAATCTCCGATAGTCATTTTGTTTCCATTTTCCATAGTGTATGTTCCTGCTGTTAATGCTTCAGCTTCGCCATCATCACCTACGGCAAATACTTTAGAGCCAATCATAAATTGCTCATCCTCTGTAGCAATTACACGACCGTCGTCTAATTTCATTTCAGCGTAGAATTTTACGCTATAAGATTTTGGTTCATTTTTCATTTTTAAGATATTTAAAATTTTTTCTAGTGTTCCCATAACATTAATAAATATAAAGGTGTTAAAATTGTTTATTTCTTTAGCGACTTACAGTCCTGTTTTTGATAGCAGCACATACTTTAGCAGCTACTTCTTCGTTGCCATATTGTTCCATCTGGTCTTTCATACATTGATTCCAAGAATACTTTAACATAGCTTTACGTTTACCATAAGCAACATATTCTAACATCTTGTATTTACGTTTGTATTTTTTTCTTCCTGTTTTAGTATATAATTCTTCTTTCATAGTTGCTGTTGAATGGTCAGCACAAGGCATATATAATTTAACGCCATCAACAGTATGCGGATGTGAACCAGAACAGCCTTTAAACATTTCAGCATATAATTCAGCTTCTTCTTTTGTTCTAAATAATGGCTCACCATCTAATGATGCAACAGGCTGTAATTCATTCTCTAAAATCACATCTTTAATTTTACCCATCATAACCTCATCAGGACAATCTAAACAAACTTCATCTAGTATATCTTTTTCTCTTGATGCTTCAATTAATTTATCTGTGAAATATCCTTCTATAGAAAATCCTCTTACTTCTTTGTTCTTGATTGCTTCCCAGATTTCAGGATTGTTTTCTGCAGATACTTGTACAAACCAAGTGCCGACAGGCAAATTGTTAAAACCATACATATTAGACTTATCGTATTTCTTATCTTCCTTAATCCACGATTCTACGACAGTTAAACCTTGTATTGGCTCTTTGTGTTCAAACGTGTGATTATTGTTGTTTAGACTCGACATAAACAGCTTCTGTGCGTGTTTAATCGTTTCTTTAGTAAAGAACACGTCATATTCTTCATTTGTATCTTTATCTAATCGTGGAATTTTTTTATCAGGAATAAGGATAGCACCTATTAGTTGTTTTTTATCTTCGTCTGCTTTTGCAAGTGATAAGAAGTCATTATTAAAGAATACAAAGTTTTCTTCTATCGCTGGAAATTTAACAACTGATATTGCATCTACACCAAAGTGGTCTGCAGTTTCATCTATGATTAGTTCTATTAGTTTTCTTTTTTTACCCATAACACTAATAAATATAAAACCAATAAAATCGTTTATTAATGTCCAAAAAAAAAGAGTGCCGAAGCACCCTTTCTTATTTTTAATTGTTATTATTTATTTTCTGATTAATAATTTTTTTAATTCATCTATAGAGTTATCTCTCTCCTTTTTTAGTTCTACGTATTCTCTGTGATTATCACTTGTTTGATACTCTCTATTGTAAGTTATAATATCATCTACTAAAAATAGTTCTTCCGAATGATCTCCAAATTTATCACTAATTAAATCATATAAATCGGAAACTCTTTTGTCATTTAAGTTTTCTAATATAAACAGTAATTCTTTCATTTTGTATTGTTTTTAATTGGGGGGAATTGCACCCCCCTGTTATTATTTATTTTTATTTCTCTAACTATTTGTTAAAACCAATTTTTTTTCTGTATTCATAACCATATTCACCACTCTTACACTCATCTCTATTAAAATCTATGTCCTCAATTATTTTATAGTTTTCCATATCTTCAATTAAACAGTGCATTGGTTTGTCAGTAGCATAATGTTCATCGTTAAAGTTAATAAAGTCTAAATGGATATACATTTTATCTTCTATGCTTTTCAATATGTTTAATAGTGGATTTAATGTTTTTGTAATCTTTACAGCTTTACCATTCATTTCTAAAACATATGACTCATAACCTTTGTATATTACACATACATCATCGTGATTGCTAAACTCTATTCTTAATTCTTCTTGTAATGCTTCTTTTAGTATTGTTTTTAAATTTTTCATTTTTATTGTTTTTAATTGTTATTATTTCGTTTTGTTATAACAAATATATATAAAATAAATTTAATACGAACTATAAAAACAGAAAAATGTTAAAAAAACTTTACTTTTGTTTTCAGTTAATAGATGTGTACACTATTAAAAAAAATGTGAAAATATGTGAAAATATGTCAAAATATGCTATAAAGTAGCTTGAATATCTAATTCTTCTTGTAATGCTTGACTATCGCTAATATCAGTTTCTACTACAAATGCCTGTACAGGTTGTATTCCATTAGCACCGCCAGGAATAATAGTTTCCATATTAGGTATTGTACCACCAACACCACCTAATTGTTCTGGCAAAGAAGCAGATGTAGATGAAACAGAAACATCACTACCACCTTCTTCACCTGGAATTTCAGTTGAATTTATTGCTTTCACATTAGCCATACCTGTTGCAACAATACCTGCTGCGGCAGCTATACCTAAAATACCACCTTGTGCTAATGCTTTATTAGCAGCAACAAACGTATCTATAATTGCTGAAGCTGTTGCAAGTGCTTTACCTGCTTTAGTTTCTTTGCCTATTACATTAGCTATGCTTTTCATAGCACCTGTGATAGCTTTGGTTTTTTTAGCCTGATATTCTTGTTCTTTCTTTAGTAGTTCTTCATTTTTCTTTATTAAAGCCTTGACTTCTTTAGAAGATAAATCTTCTGTTACTTCAAAACCTTTTTCTTTAGCTATTGCAAGTTGTTTTTCTAATGCTATTTGTTCTTTTATTGCATCTGATTTTTCCTTTTCTACTTTAGCTGTAAATACTCCAACTTCAGCAGCAACTCTTTTTTGTCTTAATGTAGAAGCTGTTTGTAATTCTATAACTCTTGCGTTTGCTTCTGCTAACGCTTGTATTTCTGCTTCGCCTGATTTACCTAAGTCAACTAAATCCTGCATAGCTTTCGCCTTCTTCTCTGCGGTTTCCATTTCTATCTGTGCCACCCTTTGTTCTTCTGCAACAGCGGCTTTAAGTGCTTTTAATCTTTCTTCATTACTTTTAGTATCATCTTCTGCTAATAATCTTGATTCAGCAATTTGCTTATTTGCTTTTGCTCTAATCATTAACATCTCACGTTCTTCATCTCTAACTTCTTGCATTATGCCTGTTAATCTTGCAGCTTCATCACCCTCTTTCTTCATTTCTTCTCTTATCTCTTTAAACTTCTTTGTAAGTTTTTCAGCAGCTTCACCTCTTGCAACTTCGTCCATTCCTGTTGCTAATGTTAAGAAACTGTCTTTAGCTTCAGTTGCACCTTCTTTGATTAAATCTAAATCACGCTTAAATACGCCTTTTATAACTTTACCTAATGCACCGAAACTATCTATAAGACCTTGTATTCTGTTTACAATGTTTTCTTTTAATGCTGTCCATAAATCTATAACAGCTTGTTTTGGGTTACTAAACCCATCCATTAATGCTATAAATAAAGGTTCAGCAGCATCTCTAACAACATCAAACATAGCAGATAATTTAGCACCTATACGTTCAAATCTTCTTGCTGTTTCTATATTTCCTGTGAATATATCTTTTAACTTAACAAATGCAGCTATAATAAGACCAATGCCAATGGCTTTCATAGCAGTTCCAAGACCTTTAAAACCACCTGCAAGACCTTTAGTTTTCTTTTTGGCAGTTTCAGCAGAACCACCTGTTTTGCCTAATGCACTATTAAGACCATCAACGTCTTTTTTAGAATCGCCTGTATCTACATTTAAATTAATTGTTTTATCTATCGCCATAGTATTCTTTTTATTTCTTTAAACATTCTTCTAAAACTTGTGTGGTGTTCTTCCATACCATAAACAAAATCTAATTCTTCATCTTTATAATCTACTAATTGAATGTGGTCTATTAGTGGTATCATTGTTTTTGCCATTGTTTCTATATATTGTCTTAATTCCATATTAAATAATCTCCGTTTTGTAATTGTATTTTATCGCCGTTTTGATACAACGCCCAATTTTCATCAAACCCTAATGTCATATTGCTTATTCTATTTACATCAACTTCTGCTGATAATTGCCATACTCTTTTAGTGTCTGTTTGGCTATCGTCTAAACCAAATCTTAACACGCCATTATTAATGTCAATATGTAGCGTACACGTTGTTGGGTTTGCACCCTCTCTAATGCTAAATTCTTCTTGTCCACCAACTGTGCTTAATTGCGTTGCAGTTCCGTTTATAATTTTAAATGCTGTATAGTAAGCAAAGCCTTCTGTATATCCTAATGTGTATGTTGAACTAGAACCACCCACAACAGTAGATACACCTTTAACACGAATAATCATATTTATATTATCTGGCATATTTAAAGGTTTCCCATATTGGTCACCTTCAGGATAAGCATAACCTCTTGTGTTAGCTACAGTATAACCTGTTAAAACCATTCTATGTGATTCTCCTTTGTATTGTGGCGTGTTTCTACTTTTGCTTGTGTATTTAATTATTATATCATCACCGTATAAAGGCAATAATGCTTGACTATATTTATTGTTGTCAACACCTCTAACAAGTGGTCTGTTTCGTCCACCTATTTTGTCATATATTAAAGTCTTAAGTTGACCTGTGTTTAATATACTTGTTGATGAAAAAATACTTTTAAATTTTAAAGGCAAACTGCCTGAATTTGCAATACAAGGATAAAGGTTGTTAGAAGCCTGTGCTGTAAAATTCCACATTACCATACCGCCGTTACAATTACAGCATTCAGGACTAGTATAAACTCCTAAAAAATTAGGTGCTGTAGTATCAGGTGTGCAACCAGGCGTACCTTCAGGACACCAAATATAGTAAGTGTCTGCATACAAGTTACTATCACCTACACTAGCTGTGACATAATCACAACCATCACAATTTTCTCTAGTATCTAATGATTTTATTAATGTAACTTTTGTTGATGCTTTAGTTCCTACTTGATAATTAGATATTTTTAGTATTCGCCAATAACTATCCTTTATAAAAATTTCATCTGCAAAGCTAAAAGTAAATACATCTACTTCATTAAGATTTAAATAACACTCCATTATACGTGCTTCAGTACTATATATATTGTCAAGATATGGTTTCCAATAACGCCCATACAAAGTGTTATTAAACCAATTACCAATATAATTAGTATAATCAAATACAGATATGTTCCCCACGATAGGCGGTGTTGCGTTCCAATATAGTGATATTGTATCAACTGTTAAGGTGTCAGAACCATTTATGTCAAAAGGACTACATACAGGATATGTATTAAAAGCATAAGCAGTCAAAGCATTAATTGAAGCTCTATGAAAATGTATGTTAGTTTGTGTTCCGTTTCCATCTAACACATTTGTTGCTGCTCCATTATAATAGAATAGTTTAGGTTTTGTTTTCTTTATTTTGTTTACAAATACTCCATCAGATTCTTCATAACTAAATTCATATTGAACTGTCATATTTGGCAAAAATGTTCCAAACTGTTCATCATCATTTGCAAATACCTGCCCGTTTATAAATGGTGAAAAAATAGAATTGTTATTTAGTTCACCTGTTGCAAAATCATTATTAAATTCATCTATTTTTAAATGACCAAACACATTTACGTCAGGATAACGTTCTTTAAATGATTTATTATATAAATCTTCATCTTCTTGGTCAGTTAAATGTATTGTTTTCTTTTGTAGTGTGGTTGTGTCTTTTATAATAATTTCTTTCTCTAAATCTAGCTTGTCAGTCCAATACTTTAATTCACCACTTGCAATAAAATCGTTATAAGGTTCTATGATTAAATTAGTATCATCATCAGGATTAGTTAACAGAACTAAATTAAATCTTTGTACAATGTCTTTTAAAAAATCTTTCTGTGTTATTGATTCATCAATACAAGCAGGGAAGTCAACAGTCGCGCCGTAAACATCGTTAGAATAACCAACCCAATCAATTCTAATAGTATTAAAAAACGCTCCACAAGTAGCGGTAGGATTAGCACCTAAAACAAATATAGGATTGAAGTTTGCTTTTTTAAGTGTTCCTGAATCTATTATTATTTGAGCTGACTTTCCTAGTGGCATACTTTCTAATGGTAGCGAATAAATTATAGGTCCTGCAAAAGTATTATTTCCCACTGTATAGGGGGTTATAGATATTTCAGTTGAAGCGTATTCAACACCCGTTGAAGAATTATAAGTTGCAGAACTTGGGTCATTATCCCATTCAATTAGTCTTATGGTCAAAATAATTTGGTCATCAGCGTTACAACCCTTAACACCCGAAAATGAAACCTTATGCTGACAAGTAACTTCCTGCATTGTTGTTGCTTTCTTTGTGAAAAAATTATATGTACTATTCCAAACACTATCAGGGTCAACAGGTGTGGTGCAAGTTCCTGACGCTGAAGTTGTGTTAGCAGGTACAACGACTTGACTCACTGTAACACATTCACCTAATGTGGTTAATTCGCCAGATAACACCCCCCACTGAAAGCTATTGCTTACCTGCATTAAACCGCTAGGGCTTGCATTTGTGTTTGTTGTAGGCAAAGCAGATAATTCTAAATGATTCCCCGTTGTCATATATAACCTACCAAAATAATCACTGTTAATAAAAGTAGATGTATAAGAAAACCCCGCCTTAGCAAAGATTAAGTTTAACATTGTTCTTAATTGTACCGCAGGTCTAAATTGACTTATATTAACTGAATAATTAAAAGCTGCCTCAACACCCTCCGCGCTGACCATTGAATTTGCTGTTGTTTGGTCTAAGTTTAAATACCTCGCAAAATTAGTATCGTAGTAAAATTTATCTTGAGTTATTGACATAGGGTACATAATCTTTTGAACGTTCATTAAAGGGTCTTTTAATGACACCCCTGCCGTATTAACAAAAGCACTACTACTACCCGCCCAAGAATTAAGAATTTGAGTTTCATTGTATAAATGATTAAACTCATCATCATAGCTACCATTATCATTTCTAAATACATCTTTTAACCTTTGTTCCCCTATCGTACTAAATAAAGATGCAGAGCTAGACATTAACACAACTTCATATACTCCCGCTTTTTTAAACACTGATTTTAATTGTAAAGCTCCTTCAAATTGTGGTACTGTACCTACGTATAAAATAGCATCAAACTTTGTTCTTGTACTAAATACTAAGGTGTCTAAATTAACATTATACCAATCTTGAAAGAATTGATTATTATTGTCTGTGAATGGCAATTTAAATGTTTGACTATAACTACCTTTTCGTGTTTCAGGTTCTTTAATATCAGAGAATTGAAAGTTTAAAGAAACATTAGGTGCTTCTTGTAAATCTAAATTGTAAGCTGTAGTAGATGTTGCACTACTTGTGGCTTTTCTATATGCAACTAAACGTACATTCATTATGAGTTAGTATTAATAGGATTTGCGTATTCTATATTGATAGTATATTTAATTAGCTTATCATTAGCAACTGTCTTTTTAACAAAGCTACTATCCTTAACCATTACAGCTTGTGTAAAATCTGTATCTGTATTTTCAACAATATAAACATCAGTTGACATTATCAGTTTCTCTAATAAGTTTGCATCTTGCTCTGTTATCCAATCTGTGTTTAGCGTTTCACTTAATGCAGCTGTTGTTTGTCTTGTTGTTTTTCCTCTTTGTGTATTATTATAACGCCATTTAGATTTATTAAATGTTCCAAGCATTGAACTATAGTTATCTCTTTGCACGTTAATAGTTTGTGTTGATTTCTTTTTAAAATTAAAATAGTCATAACCACCTACAGAATTACGCCAAGCTAATCTACGTACTTTATACCCTTTACAGCTTCCGTCTTGTTTTATGAAATAATAAGTAGTTGTTTTATATGCAATAGTGCCTGAATTATTGCCTGTTCCTCTAATTGTGTAATAAACCCAACCAGAATTATTAGAAGGTCTTGCAGCAGTAGTATCAGTTTGTGCCTCTAAATTACCTGCACCACAACCAAAATATAATAATCTTTCTGCATCAGTTAAAGAACCATCTGTAGGTGCTTCACCACCATTAGCAGAGATGTTGGCTATATATTGTTTGCTGTTTATAAGCGAACCTGTAGAATCATAATAAGCTACTTCTATAAAATCAATATCGCTATCAAAATTAGAATTATCATTTAAAAAGGCAACTGTATGATAATCTGTATCTTGTATGTAGTTTAAATGTCCATCTAAATTATAATCCCCTGTGCTTCTTTCTACATCACTTAGAAAAAGGTCACTACTACCTGAAGCATTATATACATTAAATGCGTTTGACTGCACATAGTCACTATCTGTGCTTCTTGCTGTCATTAATGGTAAAGATGCTTGTAAATAATATAGCGTATCGTTAACTGTTGGCGTTGTATCTTCTGTAGGAATAGCACTTGCACTATCGCTGTATTGTTGATATGCTTTAACAAATATAGTTTGTATCTGTGTTTGGTCTGTAGTATTATCACCATTTACGCTAAACGGTTTTGCTGCTGTATTAACACCAACTTTGTGTATTGTTCTAAATGGTACGCCTGTGTCGTTTTGGTCAAATACAGTATTTACTAATTGAGAATTAACAGTATCTCTTAAATCAAAAAATGCTCTTGCTCTATTGTTTGTAATATCAGAACTATATCCATTTCTTCTTTGTTTCATTTTAGCTATCAATGTTCCTGAAGCATCGTCTAATCTAACTTCTAAAATTAGCTTAAAATAGAACAAGCCACTTATAGCGTCATTAAGAACCATATATCCAATAATTGGTGTCCAATTAGTAATAACAGGTACTTTAGAAGTCGTGTTAACAGGTTTCTGTTCAAATGTTAAATTCATAGTGCCATAATTTATTTATTTTATATCTTTCATTTTACTCACTATATCATCTTCTATATCTTCTGCGTAAGCATTAGTTATTTTATTAATATAGTATTTCATATTTTTCTTATACGGTGCTGAAAAGAATTGTGTTCGTGTCAATCCTCTTTGTGCTATTGCTCTACCAATTACAAATGCAGCACCTCTTATATTAGAAGCTGTTTTAGTTTTAAATCTGCCGTCTGTTCCTCTTAATCTAATTCCTTTGCTTGTAATCCATTTTTGAATAACACCTCTTGCTATATTTTTACTTTTAAACTTAAATGGACTTTTACCACCTCGTGCCATACCTGTTCCACCTCTTTTACCCTGTCTTGCACCACGACCAGGACTATATCCACCTGAACCTTTAACACCTTCATCTACGAATTGCCAATACTTAGCAGAACCGCCAAATGTAAATGATATTGCTTTAGGCAAATCGCCAGGCACTATCGTTCCTAATTGATAACTGAAGTTTTTAATTAGTCTTGATGAACCCATTCCTGCGGCAGTCAATCTAATTTTACCTGCTCTAACAACAGCTTTACCAAATCGCTTTAACATCTTTTTTGTTTTAGGAAACTCCATTAGCTATTCGGTGTTATAGGCACAATACAAAGATTGTTAGTATTATTAACTTCAATAGTAATATCAGCCGCCCAGCCTGTAAGTTCATTTTCAAATCTTGCTGTAAATGGCTCTACTGTAATTGGCGTTTCTAACACTACTTCATTATCCACCCAAGATGTTGAATACATAGCGTGTTTAAATTCGTTTATAACGTCCTGCATTATTTGTAGCGTTTCAGAATAAGTATCTGTTCTTGCTGTTCTTTCGTTATTAGGTGCATCACCTAAGATTTGGTCGTTAGTCATATCCATTACATAGATTGTAAAAGAGTAAGTCATAACGCCTGTATTAATAGTAGCTTCGCCAGGTTCAGCATATAATATAACATAATCAGTAGCACCTAGTTTATTAATATCAACTTCTGACATTCCGCCTGAATGAAAACTGTTAATCTCAAAATGCTTTTCTGCTATTGTTTCTAAAAATCCTATTACGTTTCTAAATGTTATCATAACTAATACTTATTGTTCTGTTTTATATTATAGTCTTGCGTATATGCTAAGTATGTTAAAACTTCTAATATAGGCAGTTTTGTTATTTTTTGTATATCAAGTATTGATGTGGACAAACTATATAGCGTGTTATACCACCCCCATTTAGATTGTAAACTTACGCCTTTTGTTGTTTCAGTTCCTGTGCTTCCAAATAGTGGACTGAACTTTTCGCCAATGTCAACCCTAAATTCAAAAAAAAACCTAGCGAACTTAATGCTATATCCATTGGACAATCTTTAAATAATTCTTCTTTAAATTCTTCAGGATTGTATTCTTCTATAGCATATCTTTCACCCCTTTTAAATGTTATCTTTCTATACAGTATGGACATAATAACGTGCAAGTTTTTAATTGGGTCGTCTTTACAATATGCTTCCAAATCAATATACTCACCTGTTGTTATTGCAGAAAGATTAGGACAGAAACCATATTCATCATCTTTAAAAACAAACGTCTTTCTAAATTGTTGTTTATCTGGTTCTGTGTCAATCATTTTCTTTAATATATCCATAATTTCAATCAGGTCTTTATAATTCATTTTCTTAACTATCGCTGTTGTAGTTCCACATAATAAAGCTAAACTATCTACAATCTTTTTTTTCTCACTTCCTTTACCTAATTGAATGTCTACATATTTCTGGTATGTTCCTATTGTTATATCCGACCATTCTGTAGGTATACTTAATTTGACCTGTTTCATTACTAATAAATATAAAAGTTTATAATTTGTTTTTTATTCTTTCTTCTGCTATTTTAAAATAGTCTTTGTCAAGTTCTATTCCTATAAAATCTCTGTTTAAATTACAACAAGCAACGCCTGTAGTTCCTGAACCCATAGTAAAGTCCAAGACAGTTTCTAATTCGTTTGTGTATGTTTTGATAAGATACTCCATTAAAGCTATTGGTTTTTGTGTTGGGTGTAAAAATTTTGTGTGAACACTTTTTATGTCTATAAGATTTGAAGGGTTTTTTTTATCTTTTCCGTGCAATAATTTACTTTTATATATTCCACTTTTCCATCTTATTCTTTCGGTTTTTACTATTCCCCCCATTTTGTAAGTTCTTCTTTTTTTTGTGTTTTCACTTGCTTCTTGAAATATGGGGTAATATTTATGTGTTTTGTTGCTAAAAACAGAAATTATTTCTGTGTATTTTAATGGTTGATATTTTGATATTTGAAAATTCCCACATCTGCTTTTTTTCCAAATCCAATCATATTTGTAATTTTTTATGTTTGACATTCTTAAAGCACTGCTAAATGGCTCACTACCAAATAATACTATTGCACCATTTGGTTTTATAATTCTGTTTAATTGTTTCCACATCAAATCAAAAGGAATAACACTGTCCCATTTACAAGCAGTAGTGCCGTATGGTGGATCAGTTATAATAGCATCAATACTTTTATCTGGTATTGTTTTCATTATCTCTAAGCAATCTCCGTTGTATAGTTTCATAATATATAGTATTTGCCACTATGATTTACGCTTAATTTGTTTAAACACAAATATCGTGTTGCGTCAATTAAGTGGTCGTTAATCTTTACGGGTGTATTTAATACATCACCATTTTTGTCAGTAGCCCATTTATAGCTTCTAAATTCTTTAATAGCATTTAAACTGTCTTTAGTTATATGAAGTTTGTATCTACGCATAATATCTATTCCTAAATGTATTCCTGCACCTTTCTTAGCTGGTTTTATATTAAAGCCTTGTCTATAGATTTCTTCTATTGATTTAGGCTCTGCACTATCACCTATTATTTCAGTTTGTCTATCAATACCAAATTCTCTTAGTTTATTAGCTAAGTCAGTATTGGTTAATCTCTTTTCATATAATAATTCTCTAATATATAAGCTATCTTCTAATTGCCTTACTTCTACTAATGCTGTTGGACTATTAGTAAATCCAAAGTCTAATCCATAACCAATTAAACGACCTTGCACATCATCTACTAAATTAAAGTTCCTGAATATCATTGTTTGAATAGAACCTATTTCACCCATTCCATAAACACGATAGTATTCAGGGTCTATGTCTTTTAATCTTTCAATCTCTGCTATTGTATCTTCATCTAAAAAAGGGTTTGCTCTATATGTAGATTTTAAGAATGTGCAGTCATCTCTTGTATGCACCTTTTCATATATCCACGAATACGGGTCTGATGGATTGTAATCTAAATATATTTTTTCTGTAGTTCTTAAAGTCAGTTGTGTCCACGATTCAAAATCAAACTCATTTGCCTCATTAAGCCAAAGATAGTTACGCTTACGTCCTCTAATTTTCTGCGGTTGGTCAATACTTATAAACTCAATTAGATTACCATTTAATGTATATGATAATTCAGATTTATTGTGGTTTGCTTCGTTATATAATTCTAATTCTTTTAAGATGCTTAACACATCACGATAAGCAGTTCCTTTAAGTGCTGGTAATGTCTTTCTGCATATTGTAAATATCTTGCCTGTTTCTTCTAAGCATTTAACAATAAACAACTGACAAAGCGAATAGGTCTTGCTAGAACGCGTACCCCCCTGTAAGCACGTTATTCTAGTTTTAGACCCATACGCCTTGTGAAATACATTTGTTGTCTTAATCTTTGCCTGTATCAATAACCTCTATTTTAAGTTCAGTGAGTGATTTACCACCACTTGTAATATCTAATTTCTCAGCATATCCTCTATCTTTAGCTTTTGATTTTAGATAGAATATAATACTTGTTTCTTTACCGCTAGATATATTCTTTATTAATTGCCCTTCAACATAATCTATCTGAGCTTCTTTAATATCTTCAACTGCTTTT